TAGCGAGAGAATCATTCTATGAAATGATGCAGAAGACTTTTAAACTACTGAATAACTCGTACTATGGAGCCACGGGTGAGAAAAATAGTCAGTTCTATAATCCAGTGATACCCGCCTCGGTAACTTATACTGGCTATGCTATTATTACTACTTCAATTCTAGCATTTGAATCTTTCTTAAGTAATAACGTTCATTATGACAATTTCAATGATCTATGTATTTACATTAACAATTGTCTAGAGAATACAAATAAGAATATGAAAATTCTAAAGTATCTAGATAGTGATAAAGTAAAAAAGAAGCAGGATTTATTGAATAAACTAATGGAGGTTATTGATGTTCCATTAAGTAAAGATGAAAAATCTGCATTGAAAAATCTGATTAATGGATTAGATAGAGAGTCTGTAAATCGTGTTTACTATAAGAATAACATCTATGAATTTTTAGAAAATGAAAAAGTTAAGTGTTATCTAGAGAATATTTTACAGTATGAGATTATTGATCCGAATGAGATTAATGATGACACTAAGAAAAATCTAGATAATCTATGGGACTTGCTAGAAGAATTTGTAGTATATGACTATCAGTATTGGAATAGAGCTGAAAGAGCTTTCAATATGGAAAGAAGTACTATTCTGACAGTGGATACTGACTCTAATTTCCTTAATTTGGATCCATATGTAAAATGGGTACACAAGACTATACAGTTACCAGATTCAGATAAGTTAATGTACAGTATTCCTAACTCAGCAATTCTATTCCTAGCTAAATTCATTCAGAAAGAATTGAATAGACTTACCGCTAACTGTAATGTAACTGAAGTTAAGCAGCCAATTATCAATATGAAGAGCGAATTCTTGTACTCCCGACTCATGCTTACACGAAACAAGAAGCAGTACGCAGGACAGTTAGAACTACAAGAAGGTAATATCAAACGTAAGATTGACATGAAAGGTATGTCGATTAAGAAAGCAAATGTCAATAACAGAACTAGAAAAGTATTTACTGATCTAATTGAGAAAAAGATTCTTAATGCAAAAGAAATCAATATCGCTGAAATTCTAGGTATCTTTAAAGCATTTGAAGATGAGATTAGAACTTCTCTACAGAATGGTGAGATTACTTTCTTAACTCCTGGTAAGTGTAATGATTTCGATTCTTATAAGAACGTATATCAAGTAGCAAGTGCTAGAGGAAGTATAATTTGGAATAAACTAAATCCAGATAATACAATTCAAACACCTGCAAAGGTAAATCTACTAAAACTATCTATCAACGATATTTCTGATTTAGAACCTATTTATGAAACAGAGATGTTTAATACAATTCAGACAGAAATTTTTGGTGATGAAAAGTTAGCTCATTATGGAATGACTGCTATTTGTATGCCTAAGTCTGTAACTAAGATTCCAGATTGGTTGATCCCATTTATCAACTATGAAGATATCATTGATGATAACATTCGTGTTGGTAATCTACTATTAGAGAGTTTAGGTATTAAGCTGATGCAGTATAACAACAAAGAGTATTATTCAACTTTTGTTAGTTTCTAAAATGTTAAAACAGTTTCTAAACATATATAATACATTTAGAAACTGTTTTAATAATTCTTTATAAAAAACAGTTAAAAAACCAAAATCACAAGGAGGACAAAAACAATGGCAGTAACTAGAGGTAGTAATAACAACAATAGAAACAATAATGATAGAGAAAAAGTAACATATGCTTGGGGTAATAGTGGTCCTAACTACTGGCAGAAGGAAAATGGTACTGTCCTACAGTCTTCTCTAAGAAAGGCAGAAAAGTCTAACAACTATGAACTAATTCTAAAGATTCAGCTTCTAGATGACGAAGGTAAGTTCATGAAGAATGAAGAAGGTAACTATGCAAATGGTTATTTTAACTTCTCTGCTAATGAAATTGCTAGAGTAAGATTTCAGCTAGAACAGATGTTCCCTGCTGAAGATATGGATACTGGCAGTATTGGTGGTATTATCATCAATCATATTTCTTCTCAGACTAACAATGGTTCTCAGTTTGAAATTGTTGCTGAAGAAGAAGGTGTATTTGTTTACATTTCCTATGTTCAGAATGGAGAAATTGTTGATGAGTATAAGCATCTTCTGTCTAATGATCAGACTCTAAGATACTATAATGCTGAAGGTGAAGAAGCTGAAGAAAATGTCAACATGGACATTGTTTGTATGAAGCAGCTGTTTGAAAGTGCTTATGCTCTAGTATCTGGTCTAGTTGATTCCGCATTTGAAGCAAATGGTTTTAGTATCAATGGTAGAACTGAATCTAAGTCTGGTGGTAAGGTCACTGGTGGTCTAAATCGTAAGGTACGTAGTACTCTTGGTGCTAAGAGAGCTGAGACTATTTCTGAGGATGATGAAGAGGAAGCTACTCCTAAGAAGACTACTAAGAGAGCATCTTCTAATCTAACTAAGGCATCTAATATGAAAGCATTACTGGAAGATGATGAGGAGGATGAATAAGAACTTCCTTTCTTTTTCAGTAGTGAAGACAATCCTTATTAAAGAATAAATATATAAAGGACTATTTGTATTCAACAAATAGTCCTTTATTTTTTATATAAAGAAGGTATAAAGAATGATTTTTAATGATAGAGAAATTAAACCCTATAAAATAATTGAAACTCCACAAGAAGTTGCAAATAGAACTGGTAAAGAACCTAAAGTATTAGTAACTGATTTTGATGATACGTTAGCTTTGTCAACATCTAGACAAATAAGATTAATACTAGATTCTAAGAATATTGAAACATATTCTAAGTATCTAGATTTACGTCAATTTTCTGATCGTTTCTTACTTGATAGAACTGAGTACTATACTTGTAATTGGTTAAAACGAAAAGATGTAGAAAAAGTTCCTGAAGAAATTATTCATGAAGTTACTGATTTCTTCAATGTTCCAAATTTTTACGATGATGTAAAACCTACTAAGTTTGCAACTGCATTAAAGAGTTATCTAATGCAAGATTACTGTGATAAGATTTATATTGTATCACATTGTTTATCAGAAACAGCTATTAATGGTAAGCTAAAATGGATTGCAGATTTTTATAAAGATTGTAGTCCAGAAAAGATAGAATTTATTCCTACGGATGATACGAGAAAGTCTATTCCTATTAATGATTTAGGAATCAAATGGGATATCTTTGCTGATGATAGATTAGAGTGCATTTATGATATGGTACTTTACGCTCAAGGTTTTGGAAATGAAATTCTAATTCCTAGGTGTGGTTATAACAGACCTAATGAAAGATTTACCAATATGGTAGAAAAGTTTAATCTACAGACTTTTTATATGGATATTCTATAAAAACTAATAAAGATGATAGAGTAACTTAGCTCTATCATCTTTTTTTGTCAATTTTTATAAGCTAAAACAATCCATTATAAAAAACATCATAAAAGAAAGGAGGATGTTTTCTTTGAAGATAGATATTTGTAATCTTGAAAAATTCATAAAAGTAAACAATCTTCAAGAAGTAACTAATCCTATTAGATTTGACCAAGGTTGGTATCCTACCGATGATGGTTTACTATCATATAAGATTTTCGGACAAGTTGGCTCATATGATAGAAAGACTATTTTTGGTTATATCGATTTAAAAGGACATTTTTTACATCCTTTATTCTATCAACGTTTATCTAAGATGAATCGAAATTTCATTAGAGTTATAGATGGTTCTGGGTATTTTTCTATCAATGAAAAAGGTGAACTAGTTGCTGATAATGAGAATGGTAATACTGGTATTGACTGGTTATATGACAATTTCAAGAAATTGAAATTCAAAAAGTCTGGTAGTGGTGAACGTGATAGAACTATAGACTTGCTTAACACAATGGATATAGATGAGATATTTGTTAAGTATTGGCTTGTAATTCCGGCATATCTAAGAGATTCCAATATACAAAAACTAGATCATGGTAAAGTTTCTGAAGATGAGATTAACAAAATGTATGCTAATCTAATTTCTTTAGCTAGTTCTAATAGTGATTTTGATTTTATGGGTCATGTGACAGAATCAAGACTTCAAAAGCAGTTAGTTGAAATCTATGACTATCTAACTAGCTACATTAAAGGCAAGACTGGATTACTTAAGAATCACTTACTCGGAAAGACTGTAGACTACTCAACTCGCGGAGTTATATCAGCTGGTCGAGTCAATTCTAACAAACCTGCAGATCAGCTAGTAAAGTTCACATATACTGGTATTCCTCTATCACATCTATGCAACCTATTCTATCCTTTCTTCCAATATGAGATAGATAACTATATGAGAGAAACATTTGCTTCTGTAAATAGTATAAAAGCTAATGATGGTAATTACTATGATCTAGTAAATCCAATGTCAAAATTTACTACTGAAAAGATTAAGGGACTATTAAATCTCTACATTAAATCTCCTGATAATAGATTGGATCCTATAATGGTTCCTATTAGAACAGAAGAAGGAACTGTTAGAGAAATACCTTTAAATCTATTCCAAGATGATTTAAGAAGAAGATTTACTCTTTTGGATTTAATCTATATAGTTGCAGTTAGAGTATGTCATGATAAACATGTCTATGTAACTCGTTTCCCAATTGAAAATTACCAAAGTATTTATCCTAGTAGAATCAAGATAATGACTACTTATAAAACTCAACAGATAACAATTGGTAGTAAGTATTATGATGAATATCCTGTAATTACAAAGGATGTCGATAGTCCTTATATAGATGAAAATCCTAACTATATTGATACCATTATTCCTCATAATACAATGTTGGAAGCCTTGGGAGCGGATTAACTATCAAAGTTCGCTATAAAATTCTTTAAATGCTGGAAAAAACCAATTATGGAAAATCAGCAGCTAGTATTAAATGCTAGTTCAACGACTAATTGCACTATATGTATGGTGAAAATAAGAATGTAAAAGATATAGTCTCGTCTTTGTATTGAAATACAGAGTATTCTAGATTTAACAAATCTAGATTTAAGAAAATTGTTTGATGGTGACACAGTTTCATTAAGATCTGTTTATTCACAAGAAGCTAATTTGGAATGTGAAAAACTAATCAATTCTTCTAAGTACTTACTAGACGTTACTGGTAAGAATACTAGAGTTTTACGTAATGAAGGAATACAAACATTATATACACTTACTAGAGAATAAATGTATTAATCCACTTTATATCTATATATTCTAAACTTGAAAGAGTAATAGAAAGAACTAAAAATATAATCTGTCTATATTCTGTTATTTCTTTCAGGGGGAGAATGTATTAAGATACAGATTTACCAAATTCTTACTAGTGTTAGTAAGAAGATAAAGAGAAAGATGCGTTAGAGGAGACGTATCTTTCTCTTTATTATAACTCTAATGACCTTACAATAAGGAAGGACGGAAAAGTTTAATGACTGGAAAGAACACTACCTTATTTGTAAAACGAAAGAGGAGATACAAAATGATTACTAAGGATTATAATTCTATCACATCAATTAACAACAACAAAAATAACAAACCCTAGCGAACCTTAAATAGATTTAGAGAAGAGGTTAACCCTCTTCTCTTTTTATACTTTATACCAAAAAGTATAAGATTTTAACAATTCAATAATTTTTTTTTATAAAATCCTATAAAAAGGAGGTATAATTCAGATATGAGTGAAGAAACTAAGGTAGAACAACAATCATCTTTATACAAACAAGATCTTTTTAAAGATGATATGGAATTGATAAATGAAGAATTAAATAATCTAGATGAGTTATATAATGAATTAAAAACTCATTTTGATGGAGTTAAGAATTCTCAATCTAGAGGTAGTTTATCATTCATAAAAGATCAAACTAGTAACTTAATTTCTATAAAGACAACAAAACTTAATTACATTAAACAACGTGCTGACTTAAAGAAAAACATTACTGACTTTGCATTTAAAGAAAGATCTCTTTCTGTTAAGCAAGAGTCTTCTGATGTTGATACTATTACAGCTGAAATCGTTAAGAAACTTACTTCTGAGTTTAAGTACGTTTCAGATCAAAATGATCAATCTAATAATGAAGAAAACGATATCGATCAGATTCTAGATAATGAGCTAGATGATGAAGATATTGGTACTATTGTTGAAAATAGTACTAGTATAGAAACTATAAATGTAGATATTGAATATAGAAATGAAACTACTCCAATACAAGAAACAATTGATGAAGATATTGATATACAAACAAACTTAGATGAAAATACTGAAGAAATAGAAGATAATACTATAGACGCAGTAGATTTAGATACTGGATTATTTTATAGATTAGATAAAGATTCATTTGAAATTGTAGAAGAATTAGGTTTCATTGAGAAAATAGTAGATGATACTGAAATTGATGATGAATCTTATGCAATAGGTGAAAGTGGTACTATCTACTTAGCTATTACATTAGACGATGAAGATGAATAAAAAGAATTAGGATTAAGACTTTAATAAGTCTTAATCCTAATTTTTAAATCATTCTATGTTTTCTTAGTATAGATATAGTTTTGTTTATATGGTTGTCATCATAACGAATTCTATAAAGAGTTATATTGTGATCTCTACAGTACTGTTCCTTTATAGTATCATTATGTTTAGTTCTATTATAATTTTCCATTTTTTGCTCTTCATTTAAACCAAAACAAGGTTCATAATGTTGTTTACCATCATATTCGATTAAGAAAAATCTATTCTTTGTATAAATACAAAAATCGAATGGTAAACAACGTATATTTTTACAATCTGGAAATACTTTTTCTATATCATATTCGATTTCATATGTATCTAAAACTTCCATAATATCTTTAACAGGTTGTGATAATCTAGGATTAGCTCTTTTTGGTAAAAACTCATTTAATACAGAATTTACAATAAAAAGATCTTCATGTACAATTCTAGAAATCTTATTTACCTTATCTATGAACTTAGATGCTTTTTCTAGGAATCCCATAGTAATTTCAACTCCTTAGATTTTTTAAAAACTTGTTTTTTATACTTTTTCCATAAAAAATAATGAAAAATTCAAATATATATTCTAGTTTTAGTAAAAACTATACTAAAACTTTTATAAAGGAGAATTTACTATGGAGAACAAAGTGTATAGTTACGATGGACCAGTTTTTCATTTTGAAAGAGCAATTACTAATCGATGGACAGGGTATACATCAGCACCTACTGAAAGAAAAGCATTAGCAAATCTTTCATTTAAAGCAAAAACTAAATTTGGATACGATAAGGGAGCTAAGATTACATTGGATTCAAAGTTTCTAAAACTAGAACCTTAAAGAGAAAGGTTGATGGAAAATGACAAAATATTATGATATTGATGATCTTGATCCAAGTGTTTATAAAAAATTTTTAGATAAGTATTATTATGGTGAAGAAGCAAGATTAGATTTTGTTAATAGATATAAGAATGAAGATTCATTAAGAAAAAAGATAAATTTAGATGCTCTTAGAAATTATAAACCTTATATTATTGAAAAGGACAATGAAACTGGTGAAGAAAAAACCTTAAATTGTATGCAATATAATCTTTCAGACTTGTTAAAGTTTTCTGTAAGATATGAGATGTTTGGAATTAAAAGAAAAATTTCGTATGGTGAAATTATAATGAATCTTCCCATCATCAATATTTCAGAATTATTAAGTTGTATTGAAAATTCATCTTTAACAGAACTTTTTATAGACACATTTAGAATTGATGAATATTACTCAACTGAGCTATCAGATCTTTTACTATTTAATATCAATAGTAAGTTAATTGAAAGATATGCACATAATCTTGATTGGAACGTTATTATAAAGAATAACACAGCGATTAGTCTTGAAGATATAAAAAAGTATTATGTGTTTATTCGTAGATGTAAAAATTTCTATACTAATGAATTTAGAAATTTTGATGATGATGCTTTAATAAAATTTTTAATTGAAGAAGAAAGTAAAGAAATAGATATTGATAGTCATTTCTGTCTTAGTTTTAAAATGAAATTAGAAGATATCTTATCTAATCATAAACTTTCAGAAAAGACTTTACAAACTCTAATTGATTCAATTAAAAAGAATAAGGTTTTTAAAGAAAAAGCCAATTTTTTACTAGATACTACTATTGACAAGATTTTTGAAACACAAGACTATACAGAAAATTTTATTCTAAAGAATAAAACAAAGTTTAAAAAGTTTACTAATGATTTTTGTTGTACGGCTAACTTTAGTGAAGAATTTATAAGAGAAAATGCTGATAATAAACATTTTATAAATTGGATTTGTTTATCTATGAATCCACATCTTTATTGTGGAGAATATTCTTTAGATTTTTATAAAGATTTTTCTGATAGAATAGATTGGGATAGTTTTGATCTTTCAATTTTTCGTAAGATTATTAGAAGCAATAAAAACTATAAAGAGTATTTCTATACAATTAAAGAATTTATATCAAAAAAGAGTAGAATAACAGATTTCTTAAAAGACAATGAAAATAGTTTTACAATTAATGAACTAGTACAACATTTCAAAGAAGAAATTTTAGCAGATAGAATTAAATCTTATTGGTGTTTAAATAAGCGTTATGTATATGCTCTTTATAAGCTAAATCATCCAAATTTTTCAATGTTAAAGTTCCTTGAAGAAAGAAATTTCAATAAAGAAACAGTCAAAACATATAAGAAAGCTATTTTTGAAGCTATGCTTAATAACGAGCTAAGTGGTCTTAAAGAAGAAAAGCTTAATAAACTAAATCAATACTTAGATGAAATAAGACAAGAAGGGAGTTCTAAAAATAATGGATGAAGAATTGAAGGATAAACTAGACCAACTGAATGAAGAGTTTCAAAATGAAAAAGAAATTTTTGAGGGTAATAGACCTGTAGAAAATGGTGACTCAGTAATCTTTACTACTGATTTAAGAAATGAAGTTCTTTTAGGAAAATATGCAGCTGATTTTGACTGTGTTATCGCACAGGACGGTATTCCTTATAAACTAAGTCATGTAACTAATTGGTTTGTAATCCCTTTCAATTACATTCAGGAGAAATTGGATACTGAAGCTCTTAATGGTAGATATGAAGAACTGTGTAGTATCAATTCTGTGGAATACAAAAAGATTCAAATTGAGGACTATATTGAAGAAAATGTAGATTCAGTTATTGATTCTTTAGATGAAGATACAAAGTTCTTAGTCAATCTATTCACTAGAAATGTTAGAAATGAAAAGATTGATTTTGAAAACTATAGGTTTATGATTGATGTTTTATTGAATAGGGATTACATTGAATGCAATGAAAATATTGATCTAAGAAATCTAAAGACTATTTGCTATAACATGTATTCTATCATGAATAAGATTTCTAAGGAAACATATGATAAGATCTATGATATGTTAGCTAGTTGTGCTTCTGGTACTGGTGAAGCTATCTAAAGTAAAAGAGATATGGTTTGTTTAACCATATCTCTTTTTTTTTTAGTTTTCTTTATACTTTAGATCGAGTAAGTAGTTTAAGAAAATACTGTAATCTTTATCAACTACTTTGACATAGTTGTATTCTTTTTGTTTTTTCATGACATCGTCTTTTAACTTTTCTTTTACTTTATCGACTTGTTGAATCTTGGGATGGTTGTTACTATTTTGACCACCATCCTTGATCTCAATTATCAGATTAAGACTAGCTATATAGAAGTCAGGTATATAGAAGTGATCTTTATTCTCATACTTGTAATAGAAGATTTGAGGAGCAGGGGAAAATACATCAGTAGGAGTCATATTCATAACTATGTCTAAGAATTCTAAGAACTCTTTTTCATAACTACCAGTATACTTAGACTTAGATTTACCATCGCTCCAAGTATATTCACCAGAGATTTTACGATTAGCAAGCATTTTTTCTTGTTGATTAGGATCGTCTAAGAGATGAGTTTTTCCATACTTCTTCATCATTCTTTCCTTAAACATTTCTCTATATGATTCTTTACATTTCTCAGAACAAAATCTTTCATATCTCTCAGTAGCTTCATTCCATTTAGTCTCTTTATGACACATTACACAAGAGCCATGTGTTTTCTTATATCTAAAGTTGAAATAAGCCTGTGCTGGTGACATATCCTTTAGTTCATCCTTGTGAGTAGTTTCCATATGAGTATAAAGAGCTGATTTTGCTTTAGGTTGATCTTTTTTATCATTAGCTACATACTTGTTTTCGCAATAAGGACATTTGTAAATAGTTCTTGCCATAGCATTCTACCTCATTTATTCTTTACTCTCAATTTCAATCCAAGCTTTTTTATGAGGATAATAACACAAACGGAATATGAAATTACTATTAGACGCATCATAAATCTCATATTTTTCCATAGTTTTGTTATTGTATTGATGTAAAAGCTTGAAATTGCCAGCTAGAGACTTTATAATCTTTCTTCCATCAGCTAATACTTTTTCAAAGTTTAGTTGACTATACTGTTCGTATACACCATTTTTATAGTCAAATTCTGGATTTATAAGAGTAAAAGTGAATTTTAATCTATCTGTATAGTTCATAGTATCTTTATATCTATCTACAAACCATCTCATCTGTCTTAACTTTTCCTCATGTAATTTAGATTCATTAGGTAAAGTTACTGAATAAAGATCTTTATAAAATGGTGAAACTTGCATCATTCTTTCAATTTTTTTGAAAGTAACAAATCTTAGATCATAGTTCATCTTATTCATTTCAGCAGCATTAAAGTTATTGATAAAGATGTTTTCAGGAATTTTAGGAAAAGCATCTTTTAAAAACATAGTATTAGCTTGTATTTTTAGTTGATTTTCATTCATCATAGAAATTATCACCTTACTTTACTATAAAATTTCTATATCGTTTTATTAATAGGTTGTTAAGAACAAGCTTTATTAAAGAAAAAAGGGAATTATCATATATGATAATTCCCTTTTTAATTACTTTTTAGTAGCTAACTTTTCTAGTAAAGCTTCTGCATATTTATAAGAAGATAGATAATTCATAGTGTTATTATCAAATCCAAAACGTTTTTGTACTTGATCGTGGTAAGATGGTTTATCATCTTCTTTTACTTTACCATTATAGCTAATATCTAGATAATCTAGAATACCTTTTGCATATGCTACACCTAGTTTTTGCTGTTCTTTAATAGTGTCAAAATCAGCAACATCTTTAGCATTATCAACAAAAAATCCTTCTAGTATAACTGAAGGACAATAGACTGAACGTAAAAATCCAAAATAGTCAGTGCCATAACCATTTAATCTAGTCTTCATACCTCTACTATTTTGACCAATAGCAAGTACTTGCTTTTCTACACATTGACCTAGCTTCTTAGATTTTGATGCATAGGAATTAGTTTGAATTAAAGCTTCAAAACCATCACCACCACCAGCATTATTATGAATGTCTAATGCAATATCAGGTTTAAAAGCATTTGCTTCTCTAATTTCTTCACTAATGTCATCATTCTCTTCTCTAATTCTAGAAATACCTACGATAACACCATGTCGTTCTAACTCTTCTTTTACTTTAAGAGCAATTACTAGGTTTGCTTCAGATTCTTTAACATATTTTACAGCACCAGGATCACTACCACCGTGACCTACACCAAGGAAAACTTTTTTAGCCATTATAATGTCTCCTTTCTATAGAAATACAGTTTTTTAGTTACATACTTAATTGTTTAATAGGTTATTTTTACATTAGATTTACTTAGTAACCAGAAACTATAACTACCATTTCTATTAGGAAATCTTGATAATGTTATATGAGTATCTTTTAAAATAGTTTCTTCTAAACTATAAGCCAGATTCATAGTAACAGACCAAGAAGAAAGTTTTGGAGTAATATGACTGAAATCCTTTTCTATAAATCCGTTATTCTCACTCTGTAAACAATAGCAAATACCACTACCTGAAGCAGCTTGATATCTGAAAATTTCAGACTGATAGGACTTATCAAACTTTAAGGATTTACTTAAATGGTTTTTCTTAATGTTAACAATGATATCGTCTTTCTTATCCTTGAATTCCTTTACCATATCAACAGCAGGTAAACTCATCTTAGGTTGTTTTTCACTAAGAATATTCTTTAAACATTTTTTAAAATCCATATAGATAAAGAATCTATATGTGTCATTACCTTCATTGGTTCTTAAGAAAGTGATAGAAAAATCCTTATAAGCGTAGTTGAGTTCATCAAAAATAGCATTTAATTCATTAATGACTATGTTTTCAGTTAATCCAGATTCTCTAGCTAATTCAAAAATAGAAAAAGTTTCAGTTGCATACTGTTGCATAGTAGATCTGAAATCTTTTTTTGAAATTGCATAAATGTTAGGAAAAATAGTTTTTTCATCATAAGTTTTTATAGAATTACAAGCAGTAGTTTTCTTAATAGCCTCTTTTAATTGCTTATACATTTTTCTAAACTGTTCTAAAGCATCTGTATAAGAAATTTCCTGTAAAGAACTTCCAAATAGTCCTTCATTAAGTACTTTTTCATTTAAAAATTCCATAGAATTGTAACACCTACTTTCATAAAAATACTTTTTTTCTAATTATGTATTTGTTTAACAAGTAATTACAAACAAACCTTTTTAAAAAGGAGGATTTTATAAAGATGCCTACAAATGAATTTGAAGAATGTTTAAAAAAAGAATGTTTTTTATCTATAGATGATTTTGGAAAAGTTTCTACATATGGAGATTTGCCAGCATTAGCAAGATTAGTACAGCGTCTTATAATAATGCAACCTATGAGTTATCCTGATGATCCTGATATGGGTGTAGGAATAGAAAATTATGAATTTGAATTTATGGATAGAGAAACTTTATCTGATTTAAATAGTAGAATAAATAATCAAATTAATAGATATATTCCTTCAATAAATATAGCAAATATTTTAGTAGATATAATAAATAATGATATGGATAGACATAAAAATAAAATTGGTGTACTTATTAATTTTGCGAAGACTAAAGAAGGACGAGAAAATATGGTACTTACTTTTGAAAAAGTTGGTAAGACTGGTAAGATTGAAAGTAAGATTTATATCTAATTTTTTATAATAAAAAGTATTTTATAACACTAAAATAATTCTCATTATTTTAGATAAGGAGGTCAAAAGAATAATGGAAAACATTCCAGTTGAAATTAATGAAGTAATTGATTCTATTGAGGTTACAACTAATAAAGTAAATAATACATCTGATCTAGATGATTTATTAAAGAATAGTTCTAAAGAAGAAATTTTAGCTAAGTTTGCAAAAATACATGATGAAGAAAATTCAGATAAAGAAACTGTAGAAGTAGTTACAACTATTGATGGTGGCAATACTGATCACGCAGATGGAAAGATTGTAGCACATGTTTCTGGTGTCAATCTTGATATTTCTGATATCCCTATTGATGAAGACTCTGCATATGTTAGTTCTGTTTTAGGCAATCTAGATGATGAACCCGAACAAGCAGTAGAATCTGAAACTATGATTGATGAAGTAAACTTTGGAATCGATTTTAATGATAGTGAAAATATCGATTTTACTAAGGAAGCTGACGGAGTAGATCAGTCTGTTGAAGGTGCATTAAAGGATGATGTAGTTACTAATTTCCGAAATGAAGAAAAGTATGTCTATCATTCTTATGCTGATAATAAAGTGTCTACTAGAGGTAATAATCCCAAGTTAGCATTTATGGATAAGATCAATGTTGACTTAAACAACATTACCATCACTAATAAGTCTCCTATTCAACAGGCAGAAGATATCAATCTAGTTTTCAATAGCAATGTAGCTACATTTACTGTAACTTGCTGTCAGTCTGGTTATACTGCGGATATGTCTGGTTTAACTCTATCTGAAAAGAATGCTATCAATAATTCTGATGGTGGTGATTTATTCCAGTTCCGTCAGAGACTATATAAGACTGTCTATAATAAGATTCAGTCTATGTCTATTAAGAAGCCTGACTTTAATACTTGGTTAAAGATTACTTCTTTCAATGATCTATCCACTTTACTATTTGGTATCTATTGTCAGACTTTTATTGATAACAATGACTTTGATATTACTTGTGGTAAGTGTGGTAAGTCTACTTCTGTTACTGTTAACAATCAGTCTTTAATTGAAGTTAGAGATAGAAATGCTTTTAAGAAGTTAGATGAGATTCTAAACTCTACTAAGTCTGGAGAGGAACTAATTGCTACTTCTGTCATTCATAAGGATGAAAGAATTATGCTCAATGATAGTAAGATTGTTGTAGATGTTGCTACTCCTTCTCTATATGATCATATGGTAATGCTTAAGATCTCTAAGCAAGAAACTCTACAAGAATATGCTGATGCATTTAGTGCTATGCTATTCATTTCTCATCTATATATGTTAGATGTTAAGGAAACTTATAGTACTGGTCATGCTGTTTATTATGAAGTAACTGATAAGCCTAGACTACTTAACATTCTACTTAAGCTATCTAGTAGAGACGGTGAACAGCTAGAAAATGCTATTGAAGAGAAGTTAGGACAGTATAAGATTGACTACCAAATCCATAACGTAACCTGTTCTCATTGTAAAACTAAGCTTCCTGGAATTCCTGTAGATATTGAGACTATCCTTTTTACACGGATAAACAGGACGTAAATGGTAACGTAAGTTATAAAGTTTCAAGAGCAGCTGATAGTGATTTTATAGTCTCAGTTTTAGACCTGTTTGCAGGACAAATTTCACTTTCAGAAGTATTAAACTCTGAAATAGCTGTCTTAAAGGAACTATGTGAAGCAAGAAGTAAGCTATTAGAAGAAAAAGAAAAAGCCAAAGCTCAGGCAATGGCAAAAATCGAAAATGATAGAGCTTACGGTGATATCAATAAAATCTATAATCAACGTTAAAAATTTTCATTATACTTTTCTGTAATTAAAAACTTATTGATGATTGATTTATTAATTACAGAAAGTGTGGTGATTCTATGAATCCACGTTTAAAAAAGTTCAAGGATTTGACTACTTGGGTTGAATCTAATAGAGTTGAAAACCTATTAGAAGGAACTTTGTTTTTAAACAATGCTTTTAAATTCATTGATTTACTGGTATTTTTAGATGAAAATTCTTTTGTATATACAGTAATAGAAGGATTTAAAGGAAAAACAGCTTTTGGAGAAAAGGAAAATCACTTTAAAGATGTCGTTTTACAAGTATCTAATGAACGAATAGAAAATGTAGTTGAATTTTTTAATAAATCTGCAAAATGTAATGAAGATTTTAAAGTACAAGTTATAGATAATGATTTGATAAAAATTGAAATAAGATAAAAACATAAAATAAGGAATCTTTTAAGTAAAAGATTCCTTATTCTTTTATAAAATCTAGATTAAGAAAAAAGAAAGGAGTCTTTATTAAATGGCTCAAGCAACAATTGACAATTTGTTTCTTAATTCTAACATTATAGATGAGGCTGAAGCTAAAGAAAAGATACGTTCTACTCTAAGTAAGATAGCACAAGAAGTTAGTAGATCTTTAGGCCCTTATGGTAGTACTACTATTATTGAAGATAGACTTGGTGATCATTATATGACTAAGGATGGTTATACTATTCTTAAGGCTATGAACTATAACTATGATATTTCTCGTACTGTATTAGATATAGTTAAAAAGATTTCTAAGTCTCTAGTTAGAACTGTTGGTGATGGTTCTACTTCATCTGTTATTATAGCTAATGAACTATTTGGTTCTATCAATACTATTTCAGAAAAGCTAGAATTAGCACCTCAAGATATCTTAGAGATCTTTAATGTACTAGCTGAGAAATTTGAAGAGCTAATTCTGGAACATGCAACTCAGATTACAGATGAGAATTTTGATGAAACCATTACTAAGATAGCTACTATTTCTTGTAACAACAATCAAGAAAGTGGCAAACTATTCTGTGATATTTTCAAGGCTATTGGTAGATACGGTTTTATCAATCTAGAAAATGGTAAATCTAGTAAGGACTATTTTGAAAAGGTACAAGGTATTGAAGTTCCTAGAGGTTGGATTAATGCGAGAATGGCCAACCAAAGTGATAGAATTTCAACTGAGTATGAAAATGCTTTAGTATTCATGATGAATGACATGATGTCAGATGACGAAATAGATGTTATTGCTGGAATGATGGATACTATATGTATTAAACAGAATGTACCTCTAATTCTAATTGCTACTAACTATACATCATCTGTTAAATCTTTCTTTGATGCAAATTTGCAGAAGAATAAGCATCTACCTGTAGTTGCTATAGATATCGACGCATCTACTAAGAGAGGTAGAGAAAGATTTGAAGATTTAGCATTAGCTCTTGGATGTCATTACTATGATAAGTTCAATGGAATGGAAAAGATTAAAGATTTCTCCATTAAAGACTTAGGTAAATGTAAGCGTTTCAAAGGTGATGACCTAAAGTCTATCTTTATTGATGGCGATGGTTATACTTCTAATGCTGAAAAGCTACAAGAACACATAAAAAATCTAGAAGACGAATACCAGAGATTACAACATATGGATGAAATCCATGATAATCGTGAAACTGATCTGTTTCAGATTAAGAAGCGTATTGCTACTTTAACATCTAGTATGGCAACTCTTTATGTTGGTGGTAATTCTGAAATGGAAAGAACTACTAGAAAGTTCTTAATGGAAGATGCTGTCTACGCTTGCAGATCTTCAATAGAACATGGTTATGTTGTAGGTGGTAACTTAATCCTTCCTAAACTAATTGATAAGTATGAAACTGACATAATCACAAAAACTATCTCTGATAAACGTCTAGAGTATCTATTCAATATCTATGAAACAGTATTATCATTTTCTAATGCAATAAAGTTTATACTAGATACTGTATTTTCAGCATTTAAGAAATCTTTCTTAACTGTGTTAGAAAATGCACACATCAATAAAGAGAAAGCAGAAGAAATCATAGATACATGTTTAATGGAAGATAAGATCTATAATGTAAAACTACGTAGATATGAGAATGATAATGAAACTAATGTAATCAATTCAGCTCAGACTGATATTGAGATTATTAAAGCTAGTTTCTCTATCATTGGTCTATTAGCTACTAGTAATCAGTTTATTACTACGAATCCTATGAATAGATAAAAGAAATTTTAGAGTATAATCCTTGTATTGGATTATACTCTAAAAATTTGTAATAAATCCATTTTTATCTATATATTCTAACCTTAGTAAATACTTATAACATATTATACTAACTTTGGAGGACTAATTATGTACAATGACAAAATTACAGATCTGGAATATGATGTTCATAATAATTCAGATAATGATGAAGAAGAAGTAAAAGTATTTATTAAAGAAATTGAAAGAATTCCAAAACTTTCCTTTGAAGAAGAAACGCAATTAATTCATAGATATATGAATGGAGATGAAACTGCTAAACAACGTCTTATTGAGGGAAATATTTATAGAGTAGTTAAAATCGCTAGAAACTATATTGGAAACGGTATTCCTTTATCAGAACTTATTAGTGAAGGCAATATTGTTCTTATAAACTCCATTGATGGATATGATCCAACAAAAGGAATGACATTTAAGACTTACACAGGTGGTCGTATACATAGTTATTATATGTATATAACTGATAAGTATAAAAAACGAATTAATAAAAATAGATATATTTTACAATCAAGTTACACTATAGATGATATTATTGATACAGATTTTGATATATCAGATGAAGATATTTTTGAAAACGTTAGTAATATGTTTCTTAAAGAAGATTTACTTAGTTTAATGAAAACTATTACTAGTAGAGAAGAAGATATCTTATTACGTTATTATGGTTTAATTGATTCAGAAGAAACCTTTAAAGAAATTGCAAAGTCATATAATTTACATATGAATCGTATTAGTCAAATTCATAACAAAGCAATTAGAAAAATGCAACATCATTCTCGTTCTAGAAAAATTAGAGATTACTATTATTATTAAAACTTATAAGACACAATTGAAAGGAGTATTAAAAAATTATGGGTTGGTGGGGTTCTCATCCTTTAGAGGGAGACGATGGTCTTGATGTTACAGGTAGTCTTGAATACTGTATGATTGAAAATCTAATAGAACGTGTTAAGAATCCTATTGTTAAGCTCTTTGTAAATAAAGAGTTAGTAGATCTAGTAGTTAGAAACTATTTTGATAGAGAAGGTATTTGGGAGGAATGTCTTTGTAAATTTGAATTAAGACATAAACTCTATGACTATTACAAATACAAAATCCTAAGAGAAGAATTTGATCTAGATGTAAGATATGAGTATCTTTATGAACAATATGTAAGATGGTCTGTACTTATTCCATTTATTTTCATTAATGAAAACATCAGGGTAAAACATAAATATGTTGAGCAAATAACAAGTCATGTCAGAAACTTTATTGAGGATTATGAAGATGCTGCAATGATTACTTTTACTAATCCTGAAGGATATAAAACTGATAAAGAATGCCTTGAGTATTACCTTTACATAGCAGATAAGTATAAGTATCAGTTGTTTGATGAAGATAATAAAGAACTTACTAAGGAATTTGTAAAACAACATCCAGAAATTGTAGATGTACATGGTCAAGGATTATTTGAAAAACATTTAGATAAAGTAGAAAACTGTATTGTTACAGTAGACTAAAGACAAAAAGATTACCTATTCATTTAGGTAATCTTTTTTTTTCATTTCTTAATTACTCTTTAAACACTTCATTATAAAAGAAAGTAGGTGATTATATAATGCCACTAAATTTTCCTATTTTTAATGGACGTACTATTATAACATTAGATCAATTCCTTACCAATCCAACAGGCAAAGGCAGTAGTTTTATGTCAAAACGTCTTGAAGTCAAGAAAAATCTTGATATGAGATATTACAAACTACTTAAAGAATCTACTAAAAATGGAAATTTCACTTATAAGGTTTATATAGATAAAGATGTATATTTCTTTTGGTTTAAGATACCTTCAGAAACTTATAAGGAAATCTACTATGATGTAGTATTAGAATTTGTACCAACTGAAAAGAAAATGGAAAAGTTTTCTACTATAAATGACTATTCTATAAACTTCTTTAGTAACTCTCCTCATATGATGTTTACCTATACCTATGTGCTTAATCAAGAACGTCTATTAGTAGATATGTTAAAGTCAACTAAATACTCTAAACAAGCTTTAAAAGATAGACCTAAAGTAACTAATCCAGTAGAGATCTTTGGTTTTGAAAAATCATGCTACTATGCATGTAAATACATCAATGAAAAGAAACTATACACTAAAGCTGAAATAGAAAGAAATGCAACTCAAATTACTAAAACTACTAGAGTTGAGTTACTTAATTCTATAATGTCACAAGAATCTAAGTATTTACAATATGAAGCTGTAAAAAAGAAATATGCTGATGAAAAACGAAAAGAAAGAGAAGCTAAAGCTAGAAAAGCTAATTCTCAATACAATCAAGCTGTAAAAGCAGCAACAGCTAAGAAACCTAGTACTAGTAAAACTGTTAATAGAAAGAAAGCAACTGGATTTAAATCTGTTTTTAGTAAAAGAAAGTAAGTATGGACTTAAATGTCCATACTTACTTTTAACTTTAAAAGTAGTTTTATCTATATATAATGAATTTGCTATCTTAATTAAAGGAGGTTAAATCATAGATGTTAAAAGAACAGGATTTTATATGGAAAGAACATATGACAAACAATATACCAAGTAATCCATTAGAAGAATACTATTGTTTGGTAGATACTGGAAGTTGTATTAGAAAATATAGTATCCAACCACAGTATCCAGAAATAAGAAATGGCTACGTTGATCATTCTAAAGAACCTGAATTATACATTTTCTTTGAAGCAACTGGTAGAAAAGCAACAGATGAAGAAAAGAAAAGCATGTTTTATGAGTATACTAATTATGATGGTTGTGTATTTGATCATAAAACATTTATTAGAGCATATATATCAATGATTGAAGCCAAACAAAGAGCATATTTCAATTATAAAGCTATTTATGGTTATGCACTATCTCATATTGTAGATAATGTAGAGGACTCTACAAAAGATCATGTTTTTATTTAGATTGAGGAGGAATTAATAATGCAAATATTTTTTAAAACTAAAAACTTTGAAAATGACAGGGAAGAAGTTTATTCAGCCTGTAGTCTTACTTTACAGCAATTTGTAAATGGTCTACAAGAACTATGTAATCAAGGTTATGGAGATAGAAAAGTTAGTTGTTGTGGAGTAACTGATTTCTATATTCATACATTTGATAAAGATAGTAAATATATTACTATTGATGATGAAAGAGATATCTAATAAGATTGGAGATTTAAACATCATGGAAGAATCTAAGAATAAGTACCTTACAGTAGG